CGTTGTGATGTTCGTCGCCTCTTGAACCGTTCCCAATCCACCAACTGCCAATTTTGATGACGCTTCCAACGTTGCCATTGAATCCTCGGCAGCAATTCCTGCCGAACGCACATCATATAATGATTCTGTCAATTCTTCAATCGGAACCGGGAGTTTTTTCGATAACGTCAAAACCTCCTCACCCATTTTTTCCATCGATTCATTCGTGGTGTCAACCAATGTCGCAACATTGGACATTTTTTCCTCGAATTTCACGGCTTCATTTGCCATCAATCCCAATGGTGCTGCAATTGCAATTCCAACACCCGCCGCTTGACGTGATGTTTTGAAAGCACGTTTTTCAATTTTCCGCATTTGGCGGTCCATTTTAGAAAACGCCGAATTCGTGTTTTTCGCCATTTTATTGACGGGTCCCGAAAATTTATCAACGGCAGAAAATATTGTTGGTATTGTAAGCGTTTTTCCCATTTTATTATTCCGTTTTTTTCGGGTTTTTTAATTCTTCGTTGACCTCTCTAATGTCGTTAAACCAATATATTAAACCAAAAAAGTCTGCATCATCGAGATACAGACTTTCAATTTTTTGTGGTGTCCAGTGGTGTTCTCGAACCACCGTTTTAATCGCATTTTCAATACTCTCGAGTTCTAAAGAAAAAAAACAACAATTGACGTCGCAAGTGGTTGGTCGCTCGAATCCATCGTGTCAATCACCGCCGTTGGTTGTCCGGTTAATGCCGTAACATATGCCAACAATCGACCATCCGCATCACCCGGTTTTAATTTCCCGAGATATGGTTTCATTTCACCAACCGAAACTCTCGGTTTAAATTTCAATTCTGTTATTTGCTCATTTGTTCCCAATGGAACACCCAATTCCAAAATCAATGATTTTGTTTCCGGGTCAAATCGCAAATATCCCTCTTCCATCGCTTCAATCAAATCCTCGATTGATTCCTCGTTTGCTTTTCTTTTCTTTGCGCGAATCCTTTTGTAATCCAACCACTCGTTGATTTCTTCGGTGGCTTTTTCCTTTGGTATCGCTTTACTGACTGCTGTTCCCATATATATTTGTTTTAAAATTTACTATCCAATAATCTTTTTGAATTCCGGCGCAGCCACTTTCAATGTGAACGTTCCCGCATTTACATCCGTTTGAATGTCACCCACCGGGAAGCCCGACCCTGACCAAACCGTTCCATTAATAATGGAAACCGTGTATTCAGCCGGGACCGGGTCCGCAGCCAGTTTCTTTGCTTTGTCAGCGTCTTTTCTTACATTTTGGTCATCCTCCAATAAACATTCGAATGATGCACGAACACGATTTTTTTGTGCAATTATAGAACCGTCACCCGCAATTTGACTTGCATCATCAGCCGTTCTAATTCCACCCGTGTCAAGTGTGTTTCCTTCGTTTGCTTTTGGATAAAATACACCTTGCCCAATAGTTGGGTGATTGTAGGTGATTTCTGTAATATCTCCGTGAACTGCCATTTTATAGTTTTTTAAAAATTATTATTATTATACTTCACCAAAATTGAACCCCGCCTCAGCCGTCGTTGATGCTATTCTAACAACACCGGTTCGTTTGTATCTGAAGAACGTTTCTAATCTATCAGGATTAACACCCGACAATCCAACATCAATTGAATCTTGCATGAACGCTGGGTCAGCGATTAAAGCTCTTTTTGCTAAATCAGACGCGTATGTGTTCATGATTGCAACCCATTGTTTCGGTTTGATAACATTTCCAACCGTTACAACATCCTCATCGTTTGCAATAACATGGTCAACCACGTTGATTTGTTCCAATAGGTAATACCCAAAACGAACATTCCAATCAAGGTTGAGGTTTCTACAATATCTGAATTGTGGCGGTGTTTCACCAACCGGGTGATATGTAGTAACAAAATCTTGTATTCTATATTTGCCGCCAAATAAATCAACGGTTGAATTTCCTTTTTTCACGTATGCGTCACGGTTGTTGTATTCCGCCATCGTTCCAATCACCGCCGGTGTTGGCATATCCGCATATGTTTGTCCCTCAACATCTCTGTGTGGCGTGTCTTGTGCAATTCGAGCGTGTATCAACGCCATATTTGCAGCCGCTTCCATTGCTAAACCTGCTGATAATGGTGCCGGACAAACCGCAATTGTCACATCATCCAAACGTGCGTCAGTTATTGCCGTGTCCTCATCCGAAACCGAACCGGACAATGCAATGAATGGTTTCATCACAATCCCCGTGTATCTTCCCGTTGGCGCGACCGGGTCAGGAATTCCATTGAATGTTTCCAATTCCGTCATCGTTGTCCCAACCAATCCGTATGAATTCACAACAATCGTGTTCCAATCGTTTCCGAAATTAGTCAATGCCGTTGCAACCGATGGAGTCACAGACCCCGGCGTTGTCGAAACAATCGCATATGTAACACCGACACCGTTTCCGTTATTGTCAATCGAAATTGATAATCCCGCAGATGTCAATCCTTTCCATTTCGATGTTGCCGTCATAACCCCAAGGGCAGGTGAACCGCTGAATGGACAACCCAATACACCATTTAATGCATCCGAAATTTTCGCCGCAATCAATGTTGGTGTGTCACCCGTCACAATGTTCAATTCATATGAACCCGCATCAACACCGTCACGTCCCGCAACCGTCATTGTATGTGTTGCGTTACCCGTTGCCGTTCCCGTCACCGTTACATCGGTAACTTGCGCAACCGCAGCACCCTCAGCTTGTGGAAAAACAATTGTTGGGATTCCACCAACACCGTCCGAATTAACCGGTCTTAAAATTCTCATTATATTATAAATCGGCGAACCGTAACCAAATAATTCACCCGCTTCCTTTGCGGAATTGATTTCAACACCAACATCTGCGGTGATTCCCGCTTGGTTTGCTGTGTTTGCTTCTCCTAAAATTGCAATTCTTTGTGGTAAATTTGGCGTTCTGTTTGAAAAATCGCCTTTGGTGATTTTATATCCGACTACTCGGGATATTCTTTCACTTCCTACTGCATCGCTTGACATATATATATATTTTAAATTATCAGTACTTTGAATCACGAAATTAAAATAATTCGAAATCGATTCCGTTCGTTTTCCCTAAGTTGGGGAAAATTAATGTTTTGCGTATTAAAATTAATATTCGTATATTGCGCACAATGTTTTGGGGACGGTCTATCCTCGCTCATTTTTTGTATGTTTAGAAAAGAAACGGCTTATTTATTAAGCCGTTTTTTTTGTGGCAATTTTTACGTAATCCGACCACACGCCATTTTTGATTTTCATTTCACGAAATACAATATCCAAAAATATATCACGCGCAACGATTCCATACAAACGGCAATCAAATAAGTGATTTTGATGATTGTTCGATTTTTTCAACCAACGATAGTTTCCCTTTTTGTCAATCACCTTGTGTTCCGCTTCAAAATGGCTGAAATAATTTGTCAGCAAATATTTACCATTCGATGGTGTCGGGAAATTCATGAATCCATACGGTTGCGGATTATTACTGTCCGGGTTCCAATTCAATCCCATATGATATGACAAAACATCCTTCGTGTGATTCGATTCCACCAAATACAAATTTCCTTTTTCACGTGAACGTTTAAATGTTTTCACATCCGTGAACGGTGAAATGAATTTTTCATCATCCTTACCCTTTAATGATACCACATTCAAATTCGATTCATCAACAAATCGATATGCATGTGACGTTTGATAACCGGTATCGACACCCGTGAAGAATATCTGAATCATTCCGCCCGTGTCACGTTCGTATTTAGTCCGCAATATTTCATCGAATTTATCCCATACGTTGTTGCGTTCGCCGTGTTTATACGTCCAATGGTCGCGAACCTCGGGGTTTTTATCACGTGGGATGAACGTTCCGATTGAACCCATGTCAATCGAATAGGTCGCGCCCGATTCCGAGTGTGCAATCACTTCATAATCCAATCGTGCATCATCTTCCTTTCCGTTTAAATCACAACCACACGTCAACATAACAATTTTCCCGTTGCCATCCGCAATGGATAGTTTTTCCGGGACGGTGTTGATTTCATATTCTCGAATGTTCTTTTGTAATTCACCCGCCGAAATAGATTCACCCGAAGGTTCATAGGTTTCACCCAACACGAGGTTTTTGAACGTTTTCCATTTTTCCTCGTCCCTTTTGCCCCCAACCGGGTTTGCTTCCAAATAATCTCGCACATAATGTTCCCAGCCGTACATGTATATTGGCGCATATAGAGCCGAAATATGATAAGAATAATAACCCGGTTGTGATGGTTTCGCCGTTGGACGCCATTCACCCTGTTGAATTAGTTCCGTTTTGTTGGTATCATCGAAGAATCCCCCGCATTTTTGACACGTATAACCGACAGAATCAGCGATTAAATCATTCGATTTGTCCAATTCCCATGTGATTCCTGCCATTTCAATGTCATCATGTTCGCATTTCACCTCCCATTCCAACGATATATATTCACCACAACATGGACACGGCATGTGATATTTTCGCTGGTCCCCCAAAAGATAAACCGGCTCGATGTTCGACGTCTCCTTTAATTCGGGAGTCGATATATAAAACAATTTCATTTTCTTGGCAAACGCAGCAAAACGTTGCTCAATCATTTTTTGGGTTGCACCCGCTTCTTCCGTCGCACCCTTCATTCCCTCAAAATCATCGATGAATCCGTATTGCATCGAAATGTTCCGCAACGTTTTGTGATTCGAAATCCCGAGTTTCAAATATCCATCCGCGTATTCTTTCATTTGGTCGGTGTCACCCGATTTCGTATTTCGTTTACGTCCCGATGTCGATTTTATCAATTCACGAATCCCTGAATTGTCAATCATTCGGTCAACTTTTTTCATCGCATCCTTAACCAAATCCTCGTGACCTACCAAAAATAAAATGTTGCCCGGATTCTGTGATATAATCCAACCAATCCCCGCCTCAATTACACCGGTCGAAAACCCAATTTGCGCACCCTTGATGACCGAAACGATTCGTGCGGGATGGTTCGGTGACAAACAATCAACGATTTCCCGTGAATATGGTGAATTGGCATATGAAAATGGACCCGGTATCGGTGAAACATCCGGTGTCATGATACGATTTTCCTCACACCATTCCGACGGTGATATGTCCGACACCGACGTTCCCGCCTTGTCCAACAATTTCAAAAATGTATTTTCGTAACTATTCACCATATTAATCAACAACCGATGTTTGTTCAACAATGTTTTTCAATCCTAATTTCGCCTCCTTGATTCCATCATCATGCGCCTTGTTTATCAATCGAACCAATTTCCCTTTGAATTTCGCCTCCTGTTTCGGCGTCATTTTCAATTCATGGGATATGTCCAACAATATCTGTTGCGCCCCGTTTTTATATGCCGTTTGAAATGACCGGGACAACAACGAAATCACATCCGCAACCATCGACGTCGGTATGTTTTCACCACGCAATTTGGCTTCCTCCAATGCTAATATTCGAATACGGGATTCCTTCAATTCAATATCCGCCATCGTTTTTTGACGGTCCAATGATGACATTCCCGCGTTGGGGTCATATTCAATCTCGGGTGGACCAACGTTTGGTTTCTTTGGTTTCTCAACCTTAGGTGGTGCAACAACTAATTCCTTTTTCTTTTTCTCAACAACCGTTTTTTTCTTTTTCTCCTTTTTGGGTTTCGGTTCCGGTTTCGGTTTTTCCTTTTTCGGTGGTGGTGGTGTGCCGTTTTTTTGCGCCAACCATTTTTCCATCATTTCCTTATTTTGAATGTTGTCCGTGTCAATGAAATCTCCCGACATCACAATTTTCCTCCGTTTGATATATGTGTTTATATATCCACGGGTTTTTCCAACCAATTCAGCAAATTCTATTTGTTTGTATAATGGCATCAATTATAATTTCGTTCGACCATGTTGAACATCACGCCTCGCCTTTCGGTTCAATCGGTTCAATGGATTGTTTTTCATCGCGTCCATGATTTTGATTCCAAATGATTTTTTATAATTCAATCGATATGAATATGATTTGATTGACAACCACAACATCAAAATTGATAAAATCAATCCTATCAATTCACCGGTGTCATAATATTCACGCCCGAACCAATAACATCCATAAATCGTTGCGCATTGCATCAACCACAATCCAATCAATATTGTGAAATATAACGGTGTCGAAAATCGTTTTCGAACCATTTGTGTTTTTTGTTTGTATTTTACTCTTGCCATAATTATTTTTTAAATATTCTCGAAAACGCCCGTCGAAATTTCAACCACGCCAATCGAAATTCAATGTGACCACCGGTCAATGTCGAACCGTGACGTCGATGTTCATTCAAAATGATTCGGTCGATTAAATCAATTATTGGTCGCTTCATTTTATTTGTTCGTGTTCCATGTGATTGAATGCGGTTGATTTGTCGGTTGGGAGCGGAACATTGATTTTGAATTTTTCATCATCACCACCAAGTTCAATATATTCATCCGGGTATTCGGGCAAATACGCACCATCCCGTTCACCGCGCGTGAATAAAATGAAACTTCCGAACCCAACCACGAACAACACCGCCGCGAAAATGATGAACCATAAAAAAAATATTTGCATACTGACTGCGTTTTGTCAACAACCCGAAACATCAATGAAAACAATGTGTTTGAAATTTTGCCGACTGATTATGTCAACAAATATAAAAATATTTTTGATAAAAACGAACACCGATGTCAACACGAAATCGATTTTTGACACAGATTTTTTTTTCTGCGGTTCGCA